ATAAATTCGGGGAACTCCCCATTCGGTGAATCAAAATCAGGTACGGAAATTTGTTGACCTTGATCTAAATATTTAAATACACCCGGTTCAAATTGTGTGACTCTTTCTTCTTCGTAAACTTCTCCGCCTGCGTCTAGTTCACCCTCTGGACTTGTAATGAATCCCATTAACGAACTTGCCGCCCTTGCTCTTATAACGCTTGCCTCTTGAAATCCGTTTAAGTCATGTAAAGCTTTTAAGCAACTTGCCATCGCTGGAACACCGCGACTTTGTGACGGTCTTTCTTGTTGAAATAGATGAATAATTTCATCAGCGGGAATAATTAAATGTCTTTTCTCTCCAGTTCTCGCAGGAAATAAAGTATCGCCGGGATGTTTTGTTAAAAAGCAATAATTAACAGGTCGGTTAAAATCATCAACCTCTATCCCCATCCTGTAAATATTTCCATTACTACTCTTACCCGTGTAATCAGTATCTAATAAATCGGCCTCCATTACCTGCAATGAAAACGGTATAGATGAACGCCCGAAAGGTTTACGAATGATTCTTATAAATACCTCTCCATCAACAACAAGAGAATTAACTATTAGCTTTTGCATCTCTACCCAACTAAGCCGCCCTGCTACGTCGCATGAATCCGCACGGCCCCAACGCTTAAATCTAGTTTCAACAACATCATTCAATTTTTGATCTAGTTTTTTACCTCTTTGCTGTTTAATTTGAGACTGGATTTTGAACCCAACAGGACCAACGACATTTGAGACAATAGACCGTATGGCTTGCCGTCCGTAGGGGTTATCTCTGCAAACTTGGCGTGATCTTTGCCTTAGTTGTTTAAGGCTTCCTTTTATCTCAGCGTCAGCCGATGAATTACCAGCAATCCAATTAGAAGTTAAACGAGACGTTTGCGCCCCTGCATACATACGCCGCCCTTTTTTAGGTAGTGGCTTAACTTCTTGCTCAGGAGTTGACTTTAAAACGTCAGAAAGTGGGAGTCCTAAAAATGCCATGACTAGAAACGAACAAAGAGGTTATGTGGATTGCCCAAACCATTAGCAATCATGTTGGCTTTACGCTCTCTTACTACTTCAGCTTTTAATTGACTTTCTCTCATCCTTAAATCATTTAATGACAACCTTGTGAACGTACGATTGCCGATTGTATAACTTGCAGCCTTATCACTAATAATCGCTCTTATTGCAGCGGTCACAGCATCTAAGTCTTTTTGTGCCTGAGTGCGTCCGTCGTAACTTCCGGGCGTTCCTTCATAAGTTAACTGCGCTTTTACTTCTATTTGTCCTTCATATAGCGTTATTTCATCCCCTGTTTTTGTAGCTCTTGCCTGAAACCACCAATCCCCTGCATCCATAGTAGAGGTAGAAGCCGATGTAATAACAAACTCCCAGCCGTTACCGTAAGCAGTCCCTACAATTTCCTTTGCTTCTCCGCTTGCATTAGCTCTTAGATAATATTTACAAGCGTAATCGGTGTTAGTTACTGACTCATTTAGCCAATTAACCCCCGCTGGATCTCTCCAACGCACCGTATCACCCGCCCTAAATAAACTTGGAATAGGCATTAGGTTTTACCATTGATTAACAAAATTCGCCTGCTTAGACGTATTCCTAGAGTTTAGCGTCTTTTTGTCACTTGAATTAGTTGGATTTAAGAGCTTTTTAGCGTAAATATCGAAAAATTTACCTTTAGGATGACGTTTTAAGAGAAAACTATAGGCCGCGTAGGCATATACGCAGCAATCCAACGCCTCAACCGCTTGATTAGGTTTCTTTATGTATACGGGCGCTCTAAATCCTCTACTGTTTGCTTTTAATACTCGGCGTTCACCTGTTAACTGCTTAAAATAATCCTCCCCTGTTTGCGCGTGAAAATGAATCTTTTCGTTATGTTTTAAACGCGAATAAATCACATCTTTAATAGTGTCAGTACCAACTGCATAAAGCGTAAGACCTTTTTTCAATACTCTCCCCCTGCTGTTTATATCAACCTTTGCACCTTTGCCAATCGCAGGTTTTCCAGATTGTGAACTTCCCTTAATTGCAATAACTCCCACCCCCTGACGCTCTCGGCAATACTGATAAACAGACTGAGTTGCTAAACCTCCTGAGTCAATTGCACACGCACTAACTTTTAATTTTGCTCCACTTGGATGAGGCCAATCAGCAGTCAACAAAACATCTAAACCAGCCCATACACTCCCTTGATTCGGATCTCCAAAAATAATGTCATGCTGAATTAAATACATATGTTCATCAGCAGCAAGCCCGAAAATTGACACCTCGATTCTTTCCCGTTCTGATCCTCCCCCGCCTTGTACATCTACCCCCATTACCAAGCAAACAACCTCACTAGGCAATTGCCCCGGTAAATAACTTTCACACTTTTCTAATAATGCCTCGGCGTTTAATTTTGATTGATAAGACTCATCAAAGGTTTCAGCAAGACGAGTATTAATAAAAGCCTTTAACAAAGGGGCATCATCTTTAGCTCTAAGAAACTCTTCCGTCATTTCTGCCCATGACAGCCACCCAGCGGGACTATATAAAGAACTCAACTGAAACCCTGCTGTTTTCCTCTTCATTTCCTTTTGTGCTCTCCATTCTCCTTGTCTTAACATCGCTGTTTTATGTGTTTCATCAAATCTTTCATTACATAATTGACATTCATATTTAGTAGTCTCAGGGTCTTTGTTTTCCCACTTAATTTGTGCCCAATTCAGCCAAATCATGCCATCGCATGCGGGGCATTTAACGTAATATTTCCGCATATCCGAATGATTATATTCTTGTTCAATCCGACTAAAATCTTTAACAGTAGGGGTACTTGTCATTAATATTTTTCTACGTGCAAATGTTGTTGTTCTTTTCTCCGCAAGCACGCAAGGATCACCCTCAGAAACTCCCCCAGAAGTGGCAACATCCATTTGATACGAATCTATCTCATCCATAAATAAGTATCTACAAGGGGCACTCCTTAGCCCTGTGGGCGAATTACTACCTGTTAACAATAATATTCCGTTTGGATACTCTTTAACGAACATAGAATTGCTTGCATCCCTTGATTTTCTAGGCTCTACTTTTGCTTTAATACATGGCGTTTCTTCAAATGCAGGCTCTAACCTTTGGCGGCTCATCCTCTTAGCCATATCTATTGAAGGATTTACACAAAGTAGAGGGGCCGGGCAATGATCAATTGTATAAAGTAAAAAATTAATTCCGGCTTCTGTCTTCCCTGTTTGAGCACCAAACATCATTACAACTCTTTGAACATCGGTATTCGTCACCGACAAACAATTCATTGGCTCTTCTAAGTAAGGCGTTCTACTTGTTCGCCACGGTCCCGGCTCGCTACTTCCCTTACTACTAAGCATCCTGTTCTTATCACTCCACTCGCTAACCGTCATGGGAGGGGGTGGCAATATCCCCGCTTTAAAGCCTTCAGAAAATGGGTTCATACTGTCTCACTAAATCTTTCTAAACATGCGTAAATTTCTTGTCTCATAACTGCATCTATAACAGTTGCATCGGTTTCACTTGCAAAAAGGTTAGATACTCTATCTGGCAATGTTAAAAAGGCCTCACGTATCCCGACCGACAATTCAAAACTCTTCTTTTTTACCTCTTTTGCTGGTATTAACTCAGATTTCTTTACTCCTACTTCTATCTCAGCAAGTTTCGCACTATAAAATTCTCTCCTAGCTCTTGAAACGTTGAAGTCTGGTATCTCATCCGCTGGCATCCCATCAACATGTTTCTTTAGCTCTTTTTTTGTTTGAACTGGTAAAGGCGTTATAGCTGGAACACTATTTTTATCCCATAACTCCAATGCGAGGTCTTTGTTAAGCATCTCTTTGCCGTTTACCTTAACAATGCTTTCTTTTAAAATCCCAGTGCGTCGCCTCTGCGAAACCGCTGATCTACTAACGCCTTTCAGCTTTGCTAAGTCCGCAAAAGTAATGAACATTCAATCCGTTTGTTAAGTAGATTT